ACGGTATACAATTTTTCATACCATCCAGGAGGAGTAACTTCCCCCGGAAGTAGTCCTGCAATAGAACTACTCGCACCAGCAAGGTCCAGAGTAACCCAATCATCGTCACCGTCACCACCTGACCCTTCGCGGGCTAAAAGCTGGTGGAATAATTGCTGGCTCGGTAATAAGATACCTACCTTATTCAGTCGCCTGCGGATCAATCTACCAAGGGCACGCTGTAAAAAGCCGTTATCCCTCGATGTCATTACAGCCGGCCTGCCGGTTTCGATGTTTTTCTTCACCGTAAACACTCGACCAAACACGTTACCTGTCCTACCTCCACGCATCTCGTAAGGTGCGTTTTGAATCGGCCAGTAACGGTCTAAGATCCGGTTCACTGCGTAACTGCAACTTCGATCACTCCCAAGCTTTGCTAAAACTTGGCTCGAAGTGAACTCTCTCGGGGCACATAAAATCGTAGATCCCCGCTTCTTCCCAGCACGTGTTGAGCGAATTGTACACACAGCTGAGCCACTGCTCAACTGGCCATGTGCAATAACCCGTTCCCATGATGGTGGGGTTCCTAAAAGGGCTCCCATTTCCCTGCTCACAAGAAGCAACTTCGATTGGAGAAGATCCCAATCTTCCATTAATGTGTCGTCGACCGGTTTAAAGGCAAGACGCCGGTTAAATGCCTTAGCTTTAGCATTCGCACGTAAGAGAGTTTCAACACTCGCTATTTCCCGTGCCACATCAGAGAAACAATCATCATTGGTTACATGCCCGGCATTTTTTGAAAAAAGTGCCAAAACCTGACGAACCAATATAACTTCAGTACAGTCGTAAGAGGAGTAATCAACTTCAAACTTCAACAGAAATAAAATATCCTGTCTACATATAGCGCGAAACAAAGGCTCAAATTTCTTTGGATCAAGATGCATTAACTTAAAACCGATCGATTTCGCAATCGACCATAAAAGTTTTACGTTGACATCAGAATCCAGGGGTTGATAAAGATCTTCCATCCATTCGGAAGTAACCTTTAAGCCAGTGATGTCCTCCTTATCTGGAAAGTGAAACGAATCATCAGTTTCATCGAATACTCGCCAGAATGTTGCGTCCTTACTTAAATCTTCGCTAAAAATTAGTTCAAGACAGTCCCATAAATCATGAAGAATAGCTGGGGGATGTAACATAAAATACTCCAGAAAAATTATTTATAAAAGAAGGTATATCATGAGGTAATACAAGCGGCCATACCGTAAATAACTACAGAGCCCACAGGATGTCCTTTACCAGTCTCCAAACCTGTACCTATACTCGTAGAGAAGGCAGCAGGCAGGTTTTCTGCACAAATCGCCGAAGATAATGGCGCGAGCGCAACACCTAAGGGAATGGTAAACATGATACTGTTTTTCGCAATTTCAGAACGAATACCTGTTAAAACAACGTCGTTTGCACTACGCAATTGCTTATCTGCATAAAACTCAGAATTCAGCAAGTGATGTCGAACGGTTACAATTACTTGTCTCGTTGCCTTTGTTAGGGTTTCAGAAATTGTTAAAGTCGCCCGGTTTTCCGGGGAGAGAGTTGCTGAATCTTCACGATACACAAGAGCTTTGTTACCATCTCGTTTCAATAGAGAGAATGACGTAGCTACGCCGTGAATCGGAAATGTTAGGGTTTTTGATATTAATGCCATTACTGGCCTCCATTCTAGGATTTAACATGTAAAATAACGCCAAAATTAGTTTCGCTAAAAAGAATTTAGTGAGTATAACTCGACGAGTTCTGCGCTTGGATCCGGAAGTGCGAACCGGTCTCCTTTCATTCAGAATAGGCATTAGTAACGCCCCCTGACTGAAGATAACTGTGTTAAAGCAGCGGAGATATGTGCCCATTGACGGAGTGAAGCCTGAGCGTTCAGCTCAAACTCTATCATCAATCCTGGCAAGGAATGATCCAATATACGGCGAGAAGATACAATTTGCTTGTCTTCACAGGACCCCACCATAACCCAGGAAAATGGCTTCGTGCCAAAAGGGTATGGATTGTAAGGTTTTGTCGTACATATATCAAGCCATCCATATGTAATAGGTGAACTAACCAATCGTAATGCATATAAGCCTGCATCAGCGGGCCTACTGGAGCAAAATAATCGATTAACCAAGAAAAAGGGAATCGTTCCCATAAAACTTGATAGACACTTATGTTCGGGCGAAGACGACCTAGACGCTCTGCATTCACAGGCGTTTCTCGGAAGCATGTCAAATCTGTGAAGACTGACATATAGTTCGTAGCTTCCTGGTTTTCAGTGCTCACACCATATTTTGTCCCGGCCCTAACACGCATACTCTGATTAAACCCAGAGTTAAGGTCATGAGCCATATCACCTAACTTTTCTTCTATATCTGCTAACAAAGGGAGAATCCCAAAATCGCATAATAAGAAAAGCCCAGCTCCATCTTTCGAAA